CACTTGGCATCTCAAACATAAACTTTACCATATTTTTGTATGGTATTTGATATAGTGAAGACTTATCCTCATGGTCACCAGGTAAGAATCCAATCTCTCTTGTAGATACTAATGATCTTACAATGTAAATCTTCTCATAAGGAGTCTTAGGATCTAGTACATCTTTAAGTGCATTATAAAGAGTTATAAATGTCTTACCAGTACCTGCACATCCATATGCAACTAAGTTCTGATTGTTCTCATAGCAACGAAACAATTCTTCTTGGTTTGGGGTTAGAGGGGTAATTGCCCTCATCAAGTCCGTATTAATAGGTTTCTTTCTTTTCATTTGCTTATTACTCATTCCGTATGGAACAACTATCTTACGATTTTTAGATTTGGATGTCATGTTAATCTACATCAAAGGCGGATTGAGTTTGAGATTCATAAGATCCCTTTCTAGCCAATCTTCCAGAGATACCTCCAGTATTTTCAGCTTTATTTAATATCTCACCCCATCCAGGATTTTTATTAACTAGTTTATCTCTCCACTCACCAACCTCAAGTCCTAAACTTGGAGAATTTTCAGGAGTAAAGTATCTTTGCCAATCAGGGTTATCAGTCTTCCACTGATCCCAAGCATGGACACTCATCTTAACTTCTTTCTGTTCACCAGTGTCTTTATTAATAACAGGATATGTTGCCATAGATTGTAATAATGTGTACTATTATTTAGTTGCTCACTTAAAAGGTGGACCTCTAAACCAAGTAACTAATGATTTTCTTACTCCAGAAGTAACAGGTCTAACTCTATGCCATTTATCAGATGGAAAAATTACTATAGATCCTTTTGATAATTTTAGAGTCTCATATCTCAAATCCATATTCGGTCCTTTACATTCTATATCTAATTCTCCACCTTCATATTCATAAGGATCATTTAACCAAATCGTCATACTCAGTTTTCTCATAAGATAATGACCATTTATATTTGGTATTTCTTCTTCTTTATCTACATGCCAATCATAATGTCCACCATCAGAATAAGTTCCATATTGAATTGAATCACAACCATCTAATTCATAATCCCAATTGTGCTTATTATATAAATTAACCGAATAAAATATTTGCTCTCGCAAATATATATCCTCTAACCAAGCAATTTTAGATTTTCTAATATTTTTCCTCGTAGTTAGTGAGTATACTTCAGCTTGTCCATCTTCAAATTGTAAATTGGTACTATTAATTTTTTCTTGTATCAAATTCCATAATGGAGTATTAATTAAGTTATTAATACCATAGACCCTATTGTTTTGACTTATACCCATTCCAATGCTTCAGATACTGCAGGAAATTGTTCAGTAAATAGTTTCTTACAACCATTCGCAATATCCATATGTTCTTTCTGTGTTCCATGTGCAGAACGCAGATTGATATAATGTATCCATGAACGACATGATCCAGTCATGTAGATACGTGTTGGTGTAGCAAGAGGTAGTACAAACCGAGCACACTCCTTAGCAACACCTGCCTTTAACATCTGATTATATAAACCAAAGGCAGAACTAAACAGAGTATTCATCTGCCTATTAAACTTATCAACCATCTCTGGATCTAGATCATCAATACTATTCTGTCTATTCTTATCATCTTGTCTGCGAAGTTCAGGCAATTCTATTTCACCTAGAAGATTACTATCAGCATACCTTTGAGAGAACTCTTGGTATGTGAAACTTCTATGCCTTAGTATCTGTGCCGCAATACCTCTTGTAGTATTAATCTCTACTGTCATGTATGCTTGCTCAAAGACACTCCAGTGACCGTGCTTGATGCAATACTTTAATAACCCTGAGAACTTATCATTGTCTTGGTTCTTAGGGTTAGAAACACGAGCAACGTATGCCATGTGTTGTTCAGCATCAGGAGTGACACTGATTAATTCAATATCTTTACTCATTAGTCAGGGTATCCATCATCATCTTCAAAAACTTCTTCATAATCTCCTACAGGTGCTGGTTGGTATGCTTCTACATCTGAGTAGATCTCAGACTCTAACTCTTCCACAACTTCTTTAAGAGCCATGATTAAAACTTTTAATTTTCCTCTATTCATGATTTTGTTTCTCATTATTTAGAGTGGGGTGGGAGGTTGGATTAATGTGTACCAACAAGTAAGGGGCATTGCTACATTAGTAGATTTTTACCTTACTGTCCGAGACCCGACTGGTATGTCGGTTCTACCCTTGCGAGTAGCAGCACCACCTGTGTCTCGTCACCTTAACTAGCCTTATGCCAGCAAGTTTGATTCAGTCACTCCCGTGTTGGGTTCGTCAACTCAACAAATAAATTATGACATAAAAAAAGGAGGGTGTCAACCCCTCCTTTTGATTTCGTTTAAGCAGATGCTAGTTCTTTTTGGAACTTAACACCTCTGTAGGTTTCTTCAACCTTTTGAGGTGCAGCAGATTGCTTGCGTGTATCAGTGTCGTATGAGACACCACGGTAAGTGACTTTCGCCATGATTTTTACTCCTAAAGTAGTTGGATTTTTAGCCCCGTTCCTTTAGTCATTTGCGTCCCCAGTCGAAGGGGGATGAACGAACCGTTCCGTGACTTACTTGCGTCCTGAATGTATCAGGATGAACGTTATGTGTTAATATTAACACAGTCTTACTATATAGTCAAGTTTATTTGTATTTCCTGATACATTTTTTTAATCTCTTAACATTTCATCCCTAATTCTTCTTGCCTGTTCGTTATGATCACATAACTTAGACATCCAAATCCTCTCATCCAATCCAACTTCACCATCAGTTGAGATCATGCGGCAACAAATATCTATTATATTGTTCCGATAGTTAGTGCTTAACATAGTCCAATAGTGTAGTCTGTAGAGAATTTTTAACATGTTCTATTGCTGCTGGTAGTATACCATATTCCATTCTTTGGATTGCTTTTGTTAATGATTCTACAGTATCTTCTGGTAAAATGGGAACCTTTCCTTGAAGAATTATTTCACCACCATCCAGTTCCTCATTCACATAATGCACAGTACATCCTGTTTCTTTATCACCTGCTTCCATTGCTCTTTCTACTACATTCAATCCTTTATACTTAGGAAGTAATGATGGATGTACATTAATGATAGGAGCAGGGAAAGCAGCAGGATTTTTAATTACTCTCATATATCCTGCAAGGATAATAAGATCTACTCTCCATACCTTAAACATATCTATCATTCTCTCTTCATCTTTATGAGGTATCCTCACATGAGGGATTCCAAATTTTGCTGCTCTCTTGACCGCACCACATTGTTTAGTGTTGTGTATCATCAACACAACTTCATGCTTATTACATATAGGATTAGTAATTATGTTCTCGAAGTTGGTTCCGTTGCCAGAACACATAACACCTAGTCTCATTCTTGTAGCTCGTCTAATCTATATGGTGAATAATTAGGTTTGTCATGGTACTCTTTTAAGGCTTCCAACATAATCTCTTTCAACTCTGCCCTTTCTCTATCATCAAAGATAGGTAATACCTTAAAGTTTGCTGGTGGATAGATGGGATTACCATTATCATCTTTGGGATATACATTATCAGTACACCCCTTTACTGCTTCACCACTCATCCCTTGAGTATCAATCTTTTCCATCTAATGGCCTCCCATCCTTATCAACAAGACCCATCTTCTTTACTTGACCTAAGTTAGACTTCTCCTCTTTCTTTATCCTCTTATACTCTTTAATAATTTTATCAACCTCACTCTTAGGTATATTAACCTTGAGTTCTTCACCTTTAAATCCCTTTCCTTGTTTCTCAATGTAGTCATTAATCTTGAGTTGGATGTCCGCCTCTATGATCTCATTGATTTGGTCTCTAAGTTCATCACTCATTCTTCATCCTCCATAGGTGTTGACCATCCTTCTTCTATTTTACCATTCTTAAAACAATATCTATCAGGAGATGACTCACCCATGTCCTCTACACACCAATAATGTTCATCACCATAATCTTCTTTCTTAAAAATAGCATACCTTCTCCAATGGACTACAAAATAATACTCATCCGTAATCCAATCACTCTTCTCACAAAACTCCAATAACCATTTCTCTATATCGGTGGTATTAATACCATTCAATCCTGGTGTGAACTCTTCATCTTCACACTCCACATACTGTTCATCATCATTGTCTGGTTTGTAGAACTCTTTAAAAGCATCCCAATCATATTGGTAAGCATCAAATTCTCTAGGAGAAGTCCATTGCTCAACAGTTGCCATGCACCACTTATCATAAGCATAGGTAGTATCATTGTAATCTCCTACCTTTTCACCCTCTACAATAAGTTCTTTAAATTCATCACTCATTTTCTTTTCTTCCCCTTCTTAGGTGGAGTAGCTTTAATACCCCAGAGATTAGGTCTTACCGAACCAGCACCATAATCAATTTTCTGAACTGCATCTTTACCATACTTATCATAATACATATCAAAAACATTTACCATCTTCTCTGAACGAGTTACATCTAAACGAGTCTCTCCTTCAACAACATACGTTACATTAAATGCATCAGTAGGTAAACCCTTATCTTCTGCCTTTTCTTTTGTGGTTTTCTCTAAGATAATCTCACACCAATAATCAGAAGGATTAAATTTTACGTCTTCTTTCTTTTCCTCTGCCACTTCCTTCTCACCCCTCTTTACTTCCTTACCACCAACATTAACGGTCATGATCTACCACCCCACTGAATATCTGGATACGCCTCCTTCACTTGATCATATGTCACTGCATAGTCTTCATGCAATCTTCCGTCCTTTGCAAGCACTACAATCTTTGCTTCATTTGGATGGAGTCCTTCAAGCATCTGAATAAACATAGATTCTCTACGTAAATTATTCAAAGAATCATTACCACCCTTCACAAAATGATAAAGGTTTCTTTCT